ATACTTGTGCGGGTTATTCAGATACTTGAGACGTTTTGGCTGCGGATAGCTCTTACTCATTCGATGTGTCCTAAATACATCAAGAATTTCACGGACGTATTTAAGATGTCGGAATCAGCTCTCATTTATCCACCGAATCTGACTGACGAGGAACTGAACCCGGCGGTGATTCAATTCCAATTCTTTGACCGCAAAAGCATACAGAATTCGCACCCAAGTAAGGCAATCCAGCTCTACATGCCGCAGGGTGTATCGCAACCATCAACGGTTTCGTGGGATACTGAGAAGTTTGGATTCATGGGGACTAATATCTCGGCAGCAGGCGATGGAGTCTCAGCGCAAGGGTTTCTCGATGGAGTGATGCAAGGCTCATCTCTTGGTTACGAGAAAGCAAAGTACAACATGGCTGCAAGTTTGGCGTCGAAGCTCGGGGGTTCAGTCTCCGCTGAAGGACTGATGGGCTCCTCGGTTGGACAAGTATTCAACCCATACTTGACAATGATCTTTCGAGGCGTTGACTTCAGAAATTTCACCTTCAGCTTCAAGTTCGCCCCATTCACCGAAAGCGACTGTGACACCATTCACGAGATCATCAAGACATTTCGCGCTAATTCACTCCCTCCAGGATATGGTAAGGAGCCTGGTCCTTTTCTTGGTTACCCAAAGGAATGTGAGATCAGTTACCAGTGGAAGAAGAAGGAAAACAAGTTCTTGCATAAGTTCAAGCGATCGGTGTGCACTGGAGTGGATGTTGACTATACTGGGCAAGGCCAGTTTGCGGTTATGCGTAATGGCATGCCGGCGAACATCGTTCTGAATACGAAATGGTCCGAGATCGAACTGGTGCTGAGGGACGACGTCGAGGAAGGTTACTGATGTTCAAAAAATTCAAGGAGACACCTTACACTCTCGATGGAATGACCAAGAAGGTCACGCAGATTCTAACCGCAGTGCTTCCTCGGCGACTTAGTGTCGATGCTTCATATGTATTCCAGAGGTATCAAGTCTCTTCTGGAGCCAGGCCAGAAAGTGTTGCAAACGAGTTATACGACCAGCCAAATTATCATTGGACTATCCTTGTCGTGAACGATATAGTGAATCCATTTCTCGATTGGCCTCTCTCGGACGAAGAAGTTGAACTGATCACGGCGAAGAAGTACACAGACGTATATGGTCTGCATCATTTCTATTGGCTTTCGAGTGGCAAGTGGCTTGACGAAGTTGATGAAGCGATATACCGAGCTGCCTATCCCACACTCCCCGAGGATGTCATTCCGGTGACTAATCTACAGTATGAGATCGATGTCAACATGAAAAAGCGTAGCATCCTTGTAGTCAATCCACGGTATATCACACAATTCGTGGAAGCCTTCAACCGGGCGCTCGAGGGAAAGGAATAGCAACCCGTGCTTAATACAAAACCATCTCGATATGGTGATCTGAAGAAGTTCATCATCACAGTGGACGGGAAGGACGTGTCATTGGCTGTTGACTCTGTTGAGATCTATCAAGACCTCTTCACGCCCACGTGGTCCGCCCATGTTCGATTCAACGACACGACCAACCTCTTAATGACAATACCCTTCAAACCAGGGAGCGTTTTGACAGTCAGCATCGAGACTGAGAATAACGGGCCCGGGGATGGAGAAAAAGAGTTTGAGTTCGTCGTATATCGAATCGGCGAAAAAGTTTTTCAGAATCACATGCAGCAGACATACACTCTCTTTTGTGCTTCTCGAGCGTTCCTTTTCAATCAAGGTAAGCGAGTATCGAAGTGCTACTCAGAGAAGAAGGCTACCGCTATTGCTGCGGAGATAGTCTCAGAGCACCTTGGTGGCTCTGTTGAGTCGACAGAGGCGGATGATAACGTGCATGTCATCATTCCAAACTGGTCTCCGTTCAATGCAGTCGCGTGGTGTTGCAAACATGCGACGAACAAGAGAGCAGCGGATTATGTATTCTTCCAGCGTGACAGTGATTCGTATGTGATGAAGCCTATGGAGGAACTCTACAATTCGAAGAGTGAGTCTTGTGGTGTGGTCTTCAATCAGAGACCAGCTGAGATAAAGAAGGACGGGGAGTATGAGAACGACTACAGTGTATCCATATTTCACTACGAAGTCGAGCATTACGACGGCGCTTCGAACTTGTCCGCGGGGTACTATAAAAACAAGAAACTCTCATATGACATGGTGAACAAGAAATGGGAAGAGAAGATCTTCACATATGGCGACGACTGTTCTGACGACGCTCAAATGAAGTCGTGGGATGATCCTCTCTTTGATGGTGCTGAAGATGCGAATGTGACATTTCTCCCGAAACACCCAGGGATTCACGAGAAGCATTCGTACCTTGACAAGCAGGACATCTGGGAGGGCTCTCGGAAGAGTGCTATTCAGAAGCTAGATCAGGAGAAGCTGTTCATACAGGTTCCTGGATCTGCTGGGTTTAATGAATTTATTGGCAAGAACTGTGAGGTCGAGTTACCGTCACAGCAAGACATGGATCCAGAAGAAAAACTCGACAAGTACAGGAAAGGGCGATACTTAATCATCGCCATGAGTCATATGCTCTCGCGGTCAGGATACGTCTGCAACCTCGAGTTGGTGAAAAAACGCTTGGAAGAGTCTGTATGAAAGCGAATCAGTTCTCGTTTGGACAATTCGTCTGGTGGATGGGCGTCGTTGAAGATCGAAAGAACGATCCTTTGAAACTAGGTCGTGTGAAGGTCCGCATCTTTGGATATCATTCAAAGAACCTTGACGACATATCGAAAGATCAGCTGATGTGGGCGTCTGTCACTCACCCCATCACCTCCGCTGCCAACTCAGGCGTTGGTGTCTCACCAACTGGGTTGTTGGAGGGGTCTCACGTTTTCGGGTTTTTCGTCGACGGCGAAAACGCTCAGGTCCCCCAAATTCTCGGGAGCATGGGCGCGATTCCACAAGAAAAGAAATCAGGACAAGGATTCTTCGACCCAGAAGGGAAGTATCCGAAGTACCCGTTGGGAGAATCAGATGTCAACAGGTTGGCAAAAGTCGAGGAAATCTCTGAGACGATCGTTCAGAAGAAGCGTGACAACATCGACGAAGCGAGTCTGGCATTCGGGGGTTCTTGGAAGGAGAAAGAAACTCCTTATGCTGCGAAGTATCCGTTCAATCATGTTAGAGAGACTGAATCAGGTCATATCGAAGAATTTGACGATACAGAAGGAAAGGAGCGGTATGGCCTTTGGCACAAGGCAGGGACGTTCAAAGAGATTCACCCGGATGGGACCGCGGTTTACAAGGTAGTAAAAGATCGCTACACAGTCATCATGAATGACGAGTATTGCCATGTCATCGGCAATGCAAAGGTGACCACCACTGGAGATTCCTACGTTCTCATCGAGGGTGATGCCAAGATCGAAATCAAGGGTGATCTGAAAGAATACGTTCACGGGAACTACGAGCTTCATGTTGGCGGGAACTATACAGTACTGGTTGACGGAAATCACGATGACACCTCATTGGTTCATCGATGGATCAAGGCACCTCGAGTCGACTTGAACTAAATAATACCAAGGCAAGAGAGGATAGAAAATGAACAGCTTCAAAGAATTCATGCTCGAGGGAAGTGATCCGCACTCCGCTCTCCTGGCGGCTCGACAGCGCCTTTCAAATAAGGAGGAGGAACTTGTCAAGGCTGCTCGCAACGGAGGAGACACTGAAGAAATTCGTTCTTCTATCAAGCGCCTACGCGATCGCATTTCGTCTCTTAAAAAGAAGGTCTCGGGATGAGTGAAGCTGATCGTCGATAAGAGATACCGAAAGATTTGTGCTTCACACGATAAACAAAACACATAGGAATAAATGACATGCCTTCATCAACAGCAAGCAACTACCAGCATAACAAGTTCTTGGCTCTTCTTTTGAACAACACTGCATACACACCACCGGCGACCCTCTATGTCGCGTTGTTCACTACTGTCCCTGCATTGGATGCAACTGGAGGCGTTGAAGTTTCAACCTCGTCTACAGGATATGGGCGCCAGTCGATTGCAGCGGGTGCCTGGACTGGTCCGACGGGGGTCAACCAAGAATACTCGAACACTAATGAGATCACGTACGGGTCACCGACCGCTTCTTGGGGAACCATCGTTGGCGCAGGATTGTATGATGCGTCGACAGGTGGCAATCTTCTGTACGTCTCGACTCTGACTACACCGAAGCCCGTTGCTTCGGGCGATGGCGCCCCACGCATTCTGGCGGGACAGCTGCGAATCTCACGCGCGACGTGCTAACATTTATTGCATCGACACGGAAGTTGAGTGGAGCCCGCCTTGCGCGGGCTTCTTTTTGACTTGTGAAAAGTGTGGACTAATACACAAAAATAATGCTTGACATCTTGCACATGGTAGTCTATAATAGCCTCGTAGACAACAAAGAGGAAATACATCATGAAAACTGCATCGATCCGCGTTTACGACTGCGCCCGCGCTATGTTGCGCCTGGCTCATCTCCCTCCGTATTCTCGCAAGGTGCGCCTGGCTTGCTTCGGCTTTACCATCGACGAAGTGAAAGCCGCGTCTGTGATGCTCATTGAAAATTCCAACAAGGTGAACGAGTAATGGTTAAGGTTTTATCGATCGCGATCTATCTCGATAATGAGAAAGACGTTTGGCTTGTCGAGGCTCGTCACAATTGTGGACTTGGGTGGTGTGTGCTGGGCACTTTCGAAACTTACGAAGAAGCACAAGCCTTCGTCGATGAGAACTATCCTGGTGTGGAGCAAGAATGAAAATCACACGCAAGTCAGCCTTCACGGGCATCGAGAACACTCGCGAGATTCCGGTGACGGAAGAGCAGCTTCTTGCTTACTTCTCCGGCATGGCAATCCAGAACGCGATGCCGAATATCCCAGCAGCTGATCGCGAATTCATCATGACTGGAATCACCTCTGCTGAGTGGGACATCATGTTCGGCGAAGAAGCCGTTGAGTGAAGGACTTGAAGAATGAAATCTACCTCCAAGACTCGCAAGAATGCTGACAAATTCATCTATCATGAGGACTTCACGTCTGCGCCTCCTGACACCATTTTCGTCTTTGGCTCCAACCTAGCTGGTTTCCACGGTGCCGGAGCGGCTCTGGCTGCTTACAACTGGTATGGTGCGAAGCTGGGGATTGGCGAAGGGTTGATGGGCCAATCTTATGCGATCCCGACGAAAGATGTTGAGATCCAGACGCGCCCAATGGAATGCATTGTTGAGTCAATCAAGAGTTTTGTTGAGTTCACACATTTGGCGCCACACCTCAAGTTCTTCGTGACCCGAGTCGGTTGCGGGTTGGCTGGGTTGAAGGATTGTGATATCGCACCGCTGTTTGCTGGTGCATTGAACTGCTCGTTTCCTGAACCCTGGAAGGAATATCTGGAGGCTTGCGAGGAGGAGTAAATACTGTGAGATAACATCACAGGGTTTACACCAGAATGGCGGGCTTCAAGCAAGCAATAGTCGACCTCGAACCCAAGCTCTTCCTCACGTTCGACGGAGATGACTTCAATCCCGTGACCTATGATCTGCTGGGTTCTCCCCGGCAGATTTTTGATGAGTCTGGTTTCGAAAACCACGCTATCTTTCATGCTGACAATGGCGTGTACTTGGGGCACCGAATGGGAGTTCAGTCTCTCGTTGACCTCGAGCAGGCGACGCAGTATGCGATGTCGTTTGGGTTCTATGGAGCACAACCTCTCTACACGCCGACAGTCTGGGCCAAGACTTTTCTTGAAGTCCCGAACACATCCTCTTTCGCATTCCCTAACAAGGGATCGTTCACAATCAGCACGATGTTCTACAAGGCTGCTGATGAAGCTGCATTCAGATCATATCAGGGATACAGTGGGTCATTGACCCGCCCTATCATCTCGAAGTCGGGAGTGGTGAAGATTGAATTGATCGACGTTGCGTCGGGATCAGATCAATTGAGAGTCGAACATCCTGGTGGAGTGATGACCCACGCTGTCACCCACTCACAATTCTACGGAGATCAAAAGCATCTTGTCTTCGTTTGGGATGTCGTTGATGACCCAACGACGAAATACAAAGGAACAGCAAGCCTCTATATCAATGGCCTCTTGGTTCAAAGCCAGACATATACGTATGCTGACGATTACCCCATCACCAACGTGAACACCCCGTGGTACATTTGCGGGAATACATCTGCACCCTCGTCAACATTTAACGACCGAACGACATCTGACACCCGGTTGGATCAGATAGCTGTTCTTGATACTGCCTTGACCCACGACCAGGTCTGCGACTTGTTCAAGAAAACAAGATCGTATGAGAGAATGATCGACGCCGTATATCCGTCGAATTATTGGGTGATGGACGACTTTGAATCTGTTTCTGATACCACGATTTCCGCGCGCCTGGGTTCCTATGATGGCGAATATCTGGGCGGGAGCGCGAAAGTCGTTCGACGCCGCCCTGGACCACCCGGAATACCAGGCTCGCTCTCCGTTCTCTTCAATAATGGCGGATGCGGAGTAATACACCGCAAGTCGTCAAACTACGTTCCACTCTTCAATCCGACGACAGATTATTCAATTGAGTTTTGGTTCACTTTCTCGAGTGTCGACCGTGGCGTTTTATTCTCTATTCAGGGCGACAACTCGCCCTTCAATGGAATGGTTGTCCAGGCGAACATGAGAAACAATCTGCCACAGGCAGGTGCCGTGCAATTCAATGTCACTGAGGATTCTTATGTCAGTTCGATAGCAGGGCAAAGATTCGACAATGGTTATTTTCATCATTGTGCAGTCATTCGACGCGCTGGGGTGATAGAACTTTGGCTTGACGGCACCCTGCAGGAATCAAAGGCTGTCGCTCCAGTGCAGATACAGGGCGACGGACCAGGACAAGTTTATCTGATGAGCATGATGCCCGGGAAATTGTCCGTCATGGGTAATATGTGCCATGTCGCCTTGATTTCAAGAGCTCTGCAACCAGCCGAGATTCGCATGCGGCACAGGTATGCTATCATCTACCGAATTCAAGGGACAGTGACGCTGCAAGGGGTTCCACATCGAGCAGATGTTCGAGCATATCGACACATCGATGGCGAGCTCCTCCAGATTGTTCAGTCTGACCCCAATGACGGCAACTACATATTACACATGGTCGACAATAGTTTGGTTGACCTGATGATTTTGAATAAGGCTGATATCAATGTTCGCTATCGAGCCTACGGACCAATTCTTCCATCCGCATATGAGGATCTTCCATGAATATAGTTGAAATGATTGCGAAAGTCTGCCATGAAGTTAATCGAGTATATTGTTCAAGCGTCGGGGACAACTCGCAAGTGACCTGGGATCAAGCACCTGAATGGCAGAAAGAGAGTGCCAGGGCAGGAGTTCAGTTTGCACTGAATGGATCAACCCCTGAAGGATTGCATAAAGCCTGGTGCGAATTCAAACAAAACGATGGGTGGGTCTTCGGTCCAGTCAAAGATCCAGAGAAGAAGACTCACCCATGCTTGGTCGATTATGCAGATCTTCCACCAGAGCAAAAGGTGAAAGACTATCTCTTCCAAGCAATAGTAGAAAGTTTCAAGCAAGAGGTGAATGAATGACAACCCCTATTCTCTATCACTCTGGACAGTCGGGCGCCCCGCAAATCGTTGCTAATGACTCACAGACAGTATTGAACGTCATCAAAGCATGCTTGGTTGGTGTTGGCGGAGTAGCATATGGTTCAAAGGCTCCGGCTGGATGGACGGCTCCTTATGAAGACGCTGTAGCCCATAAGCTGGTTGTGCGTCAGGGAGGTGGGAATCAGTTCTATCTCCGGCTTGGCGATTCCGCGGTAACCTCTGCTGACCAACAGACCTATGGGAAACGATATCTTTGCGTTCGTGGCTATGAGTCGATGACTGCAATCGACACCGGGACGAATGCCTTCCCGACCACTGCACAGCATGCCCTGAACAGCTACTACTGGGCCTTCGCTTGTGGTTTGGATTCTGGGAATTCAGATACGCACAATCTTAGGTGGGTTCTGATTGCTGACGACAGGTTCTTCTACTTCGTCGTATATCCGACAAACTTTTCATCCAATTATTCAGCTATCATGACTTACTTCTTTGGCGATATAGTCCCAAACAAGAGCGATGATGCTTATCACACTGTCATCTATGGAAACACTGACACATCAGCTGCAGCCAGCACTCTCAATGTGCCAAATTGTGGTGCAGGTACTGATAATGGTTCACAATCATACAACTGGAAACCATTCTACTCAGTCACCTCAGGATCCTCGATTCCAGGTCTTTATGTTTCGAGACCATACAACCAAATCGGGTCAGCTTCCGGCGTCGGTATGCATTCCGACGCCTACAAAGCCAGCGACTTTTGGGGACTCGGGGCTCTCGCATATCCAGACAAAATCGACGGTGGAGTCTACACCAGCTTGGCTTGGGTTACAGAGAACACCGGTGGGAACCTGATTCGCGGGAAATTGCCAGGACTTTACGTGCCTAATTCTCGACGCCCGATGGATAATCTGACCGAGTTTACTGGGTCTGGTTCCTTCGCGGGTGTTCCGTTTGTGACACTGCGATCGTTTGATGCTGCTGATTACTATGTCATCAATTCTTATTGCGTCTTCATCAAGATGAGTGACTGGAGAACCTAATGCTCTGGTTTCCCGTAGGGGCAAACGCAAAGATCTCGACAGCCCAATCGAAGTTCGGCTCCTCAAGTTTTCATGCTAATGGTTTTTCGTTTTGTTATAGTGCACAGGTGTTTCAATTCATGCCTGGGACGGGAGACTTCACTGTCGAGTTTTGGTATCGACCAACTAGCTTTGCACAATGGCGCTCACTTTTCAGCATCAACGACGGCTGGCTCAGCACTGCTGCCAACGATGGTTTGGCTATCCTGCTTGGGACCGCCGGATCGAACCAGCTTCGGTTCTGGATGAATGGCGCAGAGAGAACTCCTGCAAGCGCCAACCCATTCACTATCGGGACGTGGTCACATGTGGCCCTCACCAGAGCGTCAGGGGCTGTTACTCTCTGGGTTGACGGCGCGTCCAAGATAACAGCAACGGTCGCGACAAATATCGACGTCCGATCCATGTCTTTCGGTGGCGCAGACGATTATTATTCAGCGGTAGGGCATCTCGACGAGATTCGGATAACGGAAGGCGTCGCCAGGTATACATCAGCATTCACCCCACCATCTGCAGCATTTACTCTTGCAGGTGATCCTTATGAAGCGAATGTAGTCGCACTCTTGCACTTTGAGGGCGCGGATGGTTCGACTACATTCACAGACGAAGTCGCCTCAAAAACACTGCCGGGCGCCTCGAAGATTCTTGATGAAACTGTGAGGCTTCACAAAAATCTTGACTTCGATGCTTACATGGGAACTATCAGGGCACCTGTGGAGCCTGACAACGTGAATACTCGAGCTCTGAATACCCACCTTGGTAAGACTCTGACCAATTTCAAGACGGAATTCGATACAGCCTTGAATCCTGAGTACATCTCTGGGTTTATTGAGGGCGAGACAATAAAGAACGCTGCCCCTTTGGGTGATGTCAGAGTCAACTTGTCGACGACACATGATGCTGTATCATTTGCTAGCACGATTACTCAGGCGGATGGAAAATACATCTTTCACCACCTGGCGCCATACAACGAATTGTACGAGATTCGTGCCACCCCGAAGAACGCTGAACCGCACAACTCGATCATTTACAGAAAGATGACAGCGACTCCGTATCAAATCACCAATGTCTCCGGCAAGTTTACCCAAAACTCGTCTACAGGAACGGTGGATTCGACGGTTGTCATCGAATCTGGTCTCGGGCCCTTTACTGCCACATTGGTGGAAGGAACTTTGCCTCCGTCGACGTCAGTTTCTGTCAGTGGACGCAATATCAATATTGTTGGGACAACGACTTTCACAGGAAATTACACCTTCTTGCTTAGCATCGAGGGCGCTCCTGGTTACTCACCCGCTAGGGTGTTTGAATTTGAGCTCACCCCACCAAACGTTTTTCCGTTGGGGCGCTGTAATATGTTTGACGGGTCCTCGGTGAAGAATTCTCTGATTGAAACTGCATCATACTGGCGAGTGTACATCCAAAGTGTTTATAGTGGTTCAGTGACATCAATGGTTGAACTTGAATTTGATGAGACACAAGCCACGGGAGGCACCGCATTCGCAAGCTCTGAGTACTCAGGCGCCTGGACGGCTGGAAATGCGTTCAATGGAATCAAGACGGGTGACACAGGATGGGCTTCATTGGGTGTACCTCCTGCACATATCGGTTACAACTTCGGGACTCCAAAAGCGTTCAACTCAATCAGCATAACATCCAGAACAGCGAGTCCGAGCCAATCTCCAACACTCGGAGTCGTCCAAACAAGTCAGGATGGAACAACTTGGAAAGACGCTTGGGTATTTTCAAATGCAAATGATTGGGGCGCTAACGAAACGAGGACATTCACTCGACCTGAGGCGTTGACTTAAATACTTCGATCGCCTTTTCCTCGGAGTATGACTAGCCAGTGAGTGGTTTTGTCGCCCCCAAGGGTTTCAATGTAGTCTTTGACTTTACGCCAGAGAGTTATTCTCCTCAGCCTGGCTACAACGTTGTCTTTGACTTCACTGACACCATCTTCCTCTCGACCGACTTTTATGCCGGCTCGACGATGTTCCCTGATGACGGGACTATCCACCTGGACATGGCTGCGGGTGGAATTGGTGCGACTTCAAGTTTCGAGATCTCGCCCTGGAATATCAATATTCTCGAGGGCGCCTCTGTACTGAGTTTCGAGCTCGAGCTCCCGAATCGAGACCTGATTCTTGACTCGAATTATCATGGTTCACGCTTTGATGCGCTTGAATTCAAGACTTTTCCTGTTTTGTGGCCAAAGCCAAATTATGAGGGCGCGACGGCTCAGCGAAACAACGTGGCGTGGTTCGTCACATACCCATCAGCTAAACTAGAACCACAAAACGGGAAAGAAGGCGCGTACGTCGCCAGCCAACTCTCTATAACCATTGGAGTTGAAGCTTCTGCATTTGAAGGATCGACTCTCGACTCCTCACTCAACACGCGCCCGTCAGCACAACTCAGCGCACCTGTCCTTGAAGGCGCAGCAGTCGATTCTGATCTCGAGACATCACCCGGCGAACCGATTTCGCTGACATATAATGAAGGCTCGAGTGTAACGTTCTCTCTCCAAGGACAGCCTCGTTTCATCGCACCAACACAGAGCGGTGAAACAAGCAGCCTCACGATTGAATTCCACCCGGCTGCAATTCTCGTTTCGGATTCCTATGATGGCGCAATTGCCTCGACGAATCTAAACACAGGGACCACAATCAGTCCCGCCATCGACTCTGGTGAAATAGTAACATCGGCTCTGACGCTCCCTATTCCACCCGAACTCAGCTGCAATCAATATAGCGGCGCTTCTGTTGCACTCTCGCTCTCGATATCAACCTTCTTCGTTGCGCTGGGTGGGGTCGGCGAAACAACTCAGACAACGCTGGACACTCGTCCGAGAATCGATCTTGACTTCACCGGAAGGACCGGCGAAAGCTCAGTGACATCAATCGCGGCTGCTATTCAGCTGCCGTTGAATTCGACAAGAACGGGCGAGACTCTTCATCAATTCACGCTCCAGAATGCGCCGCACATTTTCGCATACACGGGCGAAACGGCGAATGTGTCACTCACCAGTGACGCAATTTTCAACTTCAATATTAGTGAGGGAAGCCGATCTTTCTTCACCCTCGACACCCGGCCTTCTGAAGGAATCGGCGTGCAGCGGGGCTATGAAGGCGCCATCCTGGAAATGGACCTTCAGATCGCCAGGTCAAGAACGCTCGAGGTTCTGTTCAGACACTCGACAGAGATAAAAACCGACTTCTCTAATAGTGGAACGAGTTTTGATCTGACCACTGATCTCTGCTGCGGCCCCCGAGACAGGTCTGGCGCCATATTGGATCTGGACAGAGACGGTCCACCTTCAACGCAATATTCAGGCGACAAGGTAATCTTCACTGCTGACTTGAGCACACGCGCAAGATTCAGCATCGACTTCAAAGCTGGCGAATCTTTAAGCCTCAAGGACTATGATGTCTACATGACGTCGGCTGGGGCTGACGGTGCATCGCTGACATTCCACCTTGAAACAGAGTATGATATCAGGCTGTGTAACGGAAACTTCATCCCTCACCCTGATCATGTTGACGTCGAGCTCCTCAATCTATACGACGAGAATTGTGAAATAGATCCAATTTACAGCGGCGAGAGCATGGAGTGTGATCTCGCAGGATCGCCTAATTTCCAATTCTCGAACAACGACGGTGGTGTCCTTTCATTCACGATCAATGTCCCTGAAGCCTGGCGCTTCAACATGTATACAGGCGAAACGCTGAAGGTCATCTTCACTGAAATTTCGCCGAGGGCGTCTGAAGGCGCAGCGATGACATGTTCATTGTACCAGGAGCCGTGGATTTGGGCTGTTGGTGAATCGATGACACTTGACAAACTGGTCACTGAATATGACGTAGCATTTGCGGAGGTAGGCTGCTTGGATAACGAATATCTCCCTCTCAATGAGCACGGAGATGTGGATTGGAATAAGTACAATTCAGTCCCTGTCGAGATGGACAGATTTGAACATGAACTGAAAGCGATTTGCTTCTGATGGCAACCTGCATCCAATCAATCACAGCGGCGCTCGCAAGTGGGATTAACCTGCTCCCTGAGTTACTCCCGAGCACCATCACGTCTTTCAGCATCAGCTCGTCGACGAATGCTCTCCTTCGATTCCAAATACCCACCTTCCAAACGATTGGGTTTTCGGTTTCTCTGACCCCTGTCGGTTCAGTATCATCGACCAGTGTCTCCTTCACAATATTCAGGATAGTCGGGACCACTGCCAGCGATCTTGGTGGGGTGACTCTGACAAATGCAAACACATTCTTTACTAAAGATTTAGCCTCTGGATCTTATGTGATTTGCATCAGAACGAATAATTTCTCCGCGTTCACTGGAACTGTCACTGCCTCATTCACCGGTTATTCAAACGTCGCAAATCTGGCAGTCAACTTCCATGACGGCGCCGTATACCAGCAGGCGTTTGATGATTATCACCCGCCAAGACCATGCGATGAAGCAATGTTCTTTGAGATCCTTGATGGTCTGCTCCCGCCAGGAATAACAATGAATCCCTTAGGGAAATTGGCAGGAACGCTCCCGAATCTCGATTGCGTCGACTCAGAAAACTCTTATAGTCCATCGCAGAACTGGTACTTTGAGGATGGCGGTCAGTCTTTCCCGTGGGGGAGAAGATGGAGATTTAAGGTCCGAGTGAGTCTACAAGACAGCCCAGAGTCGTTTGCTGACGATTGGTTCTGTATCCAGGTCCACAACAACTGGGACTTTGACAGAGACAACTTTCTCGCCCAGGCGCCATTCACTTCAATCAAATCTATTGAGGTAATTGAGCCCGCCACAACTCTTCCGAGCACACTCTGCATCGAACCATGCACGAATGAGTCCGCTCCATTCGTCGCCCAACCTATCCAAGAGATCTGTGAGCCCTGCACAAACCCCGATATAACGACGGAGGTGTCGTTGATTCCGATTCCATTGCAGCTCAAAGAGATTCCGCCGTCTCAATTCGCCCTCTGGTATCATCGAAATAAGGACCTTAGCCTCGAATGTTTTGAGCTCCGTAAGTTCATAGAAAACTTGAGGAAATCGAGTCTTTTTCTCAAGTTACTCCAGCAAAATGGACTGATCGAGGATTCTAAGTCCCCAGAAACCTTAGAAAAAGAGCTCTTGGTTGCTTCGCAATACCAGAATTTTCTCCAAATCACCTCGAGCAAATTGATCGAGGGGCGGAACGAGTCGGACCTGGATTACCAGATGACTGAGTGGAAGAATAGAGAGAACCAGAAACTCCCTCTCACTGCACTCGGGCGACATGGGGAGAGCGTCGAGGTCTCTCTGGTATGATCACTGCAAAACTCCCAGAGATGGTCGATCCCTGCCAACCGTGCCTTCCTACCAAGCAAAGGCAGATATCAGAGAAGCTCCCTGATTCAGTATGCCAACCATGCACCGATGTTGCCGTTGAAAACCCCAGAGCTAGAATGTACCCGTCAGTCGTCGTGAAAACTTTCGTGCAAGACTGCTTTGGTTCCATGTTGAAGAATATGTGCACGTCGAAGTTCTGCTCAACTCCTCCTGAGTCTTGTAGTAAATAGAGAGAAAGGAGATTGTATGGGACTCCCCGTCGCAAGACTCAACGACCTATGTACAGGTCATTCATGTTTTCCACCGAGACCGAATGTTCAAGGTTCACCAACCGTTTTCGTGAACGGACGCAACTGGCATCGAGTTGGTGATCTTTGGGGGTCACATTGTTGCGGACTATCGTGCCACGGCTCGGTTTTAGTGAAGGGGTCGTCTACCGTTTTCGTGAACGGGATACCAGCGGGAAGAATAACTGATCCAGTAGCATGTGGTTCAGTGGTAATGACAGGGAGTCACAACGTGAGCGCAGGCGGATGAAAGAGAATAACATTTACAGTGACCTTGACTTGTCGCTCAAGGTGCATCCGTTGACTGGCGATCTGATCCCGAAAAAGAACGTCGAGGCCATTCGTCGTTCTATTCGGACCATATTCAATCTCGACTCGTATGACATACCCTTCGAGCCCAACAAGAAGACGAAGATGAAATCCCTCCTCTTCGAGCCTTCTAATCATCTAACCGAAATCTCAATTCGCACGAACCTTGAATGGGCTTTCAAGAAAATGGAGCCGAGAGCAAAACTGAATCGCATTGATGTTGATGCGTCAGCAGATGGTCTCGGATATAACATCACAGTCTTCTTCCTCATAAAGTCGTTGATGGTTGAAGATCAATACTCATTTTTTGTTCAGAGAGTCCGGTAAATGACTACAAATCTCCCTGTTGCAGGTCTTGAATTCAAAGCCATCAAGGAGTCATTTCAGAACTATCTGAAAGGCATCCCTGAGTATAAGGATTGGAACTTCGAAGGTTCAGGTATTTCGCGCCTGATTGACATTTTGTCCTACAACACGCACTATCTTGGATATTACGTCAAGATGTTGATGGATGAGTCGTTTGTCGACTCTGCACATACACGTGAAGCTCTGCTCTCAATCGCGAAACGAAGCGGATATGTAGTGAGAGGGAAGAGATCAGCAAGAGCTGATGTAAAACTGTCTCTGACAATGGACATCTCACAAGATCCGTTGAGTCAGAATATCCTTGTCCCAGCAGGATTGACATTCACAGGTGCAAATACACTGGCTGATAGTCGAACATACAACATCATTGACGACGTGGTGATGTACGATCGAGTTCTTGATGGCTCTAATGTCACCTACACTAGCCCTGAGTTCACAATCTATGAGGGCAGCCTTGAGGAATATCGGTTCTTGGTTGATTCAAGCAACCTCAATCAAAGATTTGTTATCAGAGATCGTGATATTGACGCCACAACAATCAGAGTAGATGTGGCACCCTTTGAAGGGTCATTGGACGTTGAGCAATATCAGTTAGCTGATGACATCTTTGAGCTGAATGGTGATTCAAAGGTCTTTTTCATCACAACAAATGAAGACGGACTCTATCAGGTCTTCTTCGGCGATGGCGTTTTTGGAATTCAACCCCCGAATGGCGCAGTCATCACCTGCCGTTATATCAGCACGAATGGCGAGTCAGGGAATGGGGCGAAGAGTTTCACCTTCAACCCAGAGGGGTTTGGGTTGGCTCCTGACTTCTCAACCGAGGTCATCAGCATCGCCTCAGGTGGAATGGAAGAGGAGGGCACTGAGTCGATGCGATTCACAATCCCTCACCACTTCAGGCGCCAAAATCGCATCGTCACAGAATCGGACTACAGAGCCGTTCTGCTCTCAGAATTCAGAAATATCGACAGCCTGAATGTCTGGGGCGGAGAGAGAAATGGACAGCGTGAATATGGCAAAATCTTCATCTCGATTAAGCCAAAATTCGCCGACAGTCTCACAGCCAGCGCGAGAAACGAGATCAAAAACTCCGTCCTCTCGAAGTATGGCGCCGTTGGAATTGATGTTGAGTTCGTCGATCCGCAGTTCATTGAGGTGGATGTCACAATTTATGGGAAAGCAGACCTCCGAAAGACCAACGAAGGTTTGCGGGTCATTGAGGGGAGAATCATATCTAAGATGTCTGAGTTTAACGCCAATGTACTCAGTCGCTTTGACACTCTCTTTTCAGACGTTGCCCTCCTTGACTTCGTCAAAGCGAATGAGCCGAGCATCATCACATTGTTCACGACAAAGGTTCTTCGAAAGAGGCAGGCTATTATTCATCGGAGCACCAGCACGAATTTCGTTGAATTTTCAAATGAAATCACTCCAGCAACAGTGAAGTCGACGGAAGTCGTTTATGCTGGAGACAATTGTTATCTGTCAGATGACGGAGTAGGAGGATTGTGGCTTCGGAAAGCAGATGGGTCGAAAAAACTCACTACTGCGCAAGGTCAGGTCAACTACGCTACCGGGGTCATCAGTTTCACTCTCCCGACATTCGCAGCGGTGAAGGGATATGAGGGTTTGTACTCTGGGGTCATAGAGTTCTCCGTCACCCCGAGGTATCCAGACGTAAATACCAGCTTAAACAACATCGTCAGAATATCAAAGACAAAGGCGTCACTCACCGCATGAGCGAGTTCATCAGTCCAGTCATAGGAAACCGCTTTCCTGGTTTCATTAAGGAAGAGTATACGTCCTTTGACAAATTTTTGCGTGACTATCTTGATTGGCTTGAGACTGATGAAAACTTCATCCAAATCCTGAATGCGTGGTCTCACAATCTTGAACCCTCAAATAATGTCGACGAATACCTTGACGCGATCCTAAGAGATACAGGGTTCGTCTTAGATCGAGAGATCAGTATCCCAAAAAGTACATTGCTACATTTTCTAAAGGATTTCTATCTCTCTCGAGGATCAGCGCAATCGTTCAAATTCATTTTCCGACTGCTGTTCAACGCAGATGTGAGAATCGAATATCCGAGAGAGCAACTCCTGTGGTTGAGTTCAGCAAACTATGGGCAGAGGCATTTCATATTCATTCAGTCGACTCATAAAGGGAGCCGCGAGTATACGAATATCATTTCAAAAATCTCTGAGCTCGGCGGCACAATTCAAGGGTCAGTCTCAAAATTGACTGCGTTTGTTGAAGACATCAAGCCCATCCAGTACAACGGGGGCGAATATCTTCAAATCGAAATTCAACGCCCACTGGGTGAATTTCTCGCCACAGAATCGGTGTCTCTTTCTGTTGGCGGATTCTCGATTGTTGAACAAATATTGCCAATCGCTGACATCCAGATTGTCGATCCAGGGGTTGGTTATCTACCCGGCGATCGAATTTCAATCACAGGAACTTTGGTGCAAGGGTCAATCCTCGTTGATTCTACCTCAACTGGTGGAGTGACGAGTATTCAAATTCTCAATGCTGGGTGTAATTACAACACCGATACCTTGATCTATGCCAGACAGACTGGAGCCGGCGCAGGGTTCACTGGGCGTGTTACCGGTGTCACTCTCAACGATACTGCAAACATCACAAATACAGAGATTTTGAGTCCCGGATCTGGCTTTGCTGTTGTACCAGAAATCTACGCTAAGCGTCCTGGTGAGTCGATGATTCTGGACTCCAACTATGGTGCTATCGGTTTATATCAACCTGAAGACCAGATAAGTTCAACACCAGGTGTGGTGTCTGACGGCGACGAGACAACCCCGTCATATGACGGCGACCAAATACTTGGTCCAGTGGTGCCTCGAGCCCTTCCTCAGACAGGCATCTGTGTCGCCAAGCTGAAGGCGCACAGCACTGAGATTGGAAAAATCATTGACGTCACGATGAAGACTCCATATCTTGGTTTCGACCCGTTAAACCCATCTTCGTTGACGGTGAGTGTTGAATCACAGAGCGGTTCAGGTGCGATTCTTGAGGTCAAGCCGATATCTCGCTTCGCTATCTCAAGCTGGGAAGACAGCAAGGGATTTCTCGCAGAGCGGTGCTTTCTTCTCGACAGTGATAAATATCAACAGTTTTCATATGAAGTGATCTCGAGTGCTGATCCAACACGATATCAAGACATAGTCGCTGATTTGCTGCATCCGGTTGGATATTCAAGATTTGCTATCGTTGAGATTGAAGACGAGAAGAATCGAGGGCCGATAGTTGTATGGCAGGAAATCCAAGATCCATCCGTCCTCCTCTTTCCAATCCAAGCTGAGGAGCCTGATGTGACGGTGTTTTCCTTGACTCAAGCTGCTGAGCTGCCGCCGTCTGGGCAAATTCTTGTACCACATAACTCAAACAATCACATTCTCGTCGACGAAAATGAAGACGACATAATCTGGGCATAGGAACAATCATGGCAGCTAAACTGAGCAGCAGGTTCAAATCGTACTTGGTGGCATCGATCACCCAGAGTTTGAGAAGTCAGAATCCACCTGCGTGGCTCCCGAACACGATATACACTGTTGGGAACCAAGTCACAAACTCGCGCAACATCTATGCAGCGACCAAAGCAGGATCTTCGGGACCGAACCCTGGACCAAATACAAGTTCAGGCATCTTGGTTGATGGAACCGTGAATTGGATTTACATCGGACCTGCATTTGATCCTTCAGCGATCAATTCAAACCTCTACATGGGGCTTGGGAGAACGCAGGCGTGGCCAAATGAGTCAATTCCACCAACCGCTACAGCTGATGAGACTGAAACAAAAGAGACGCTTGATGACCTGATTTGTCTCCTACGTTTGACATCGAGCAATACACGCCAGGGGTTGAAGAAAAATGAATGGGTGACTGGAACTGTCTACCACGCATTTACCGGCGTGGAAGATGATGCAGACAATCCTAACCTGTATGTCACAGTCGATCAAACAGACGTTTTCAAGTGTATCGACAATAAGAATGGTGCGGCGTCAACAGTCAAGCCCAATGCGAGGGCACAAGGGTACCTGGTTCTCGCAGACGGATACGTTTGGAAGTATATGGGGTCGGTCTCAAACGTCGACCTGGTGAAGTTCGCGACGACTGATCATGTGCCTAT